CTCAACCTTGACTCTAAGAATCAAGAGTTGTGCCTGACTGTCACCTTTCTTATGTATCGTGATGATAGGTAAGGCACCACCAGATCCCTGACCTTTCTTATATTCAACCTCCCATTCTTGCTGGGTAATCACGTTTGCAAGATTGCCAAAGGAATATATCTTTGCGTCACCTCTACTCAGTTGGACCAACTCAACATGCTCTTCATTTGATGTTGCATAGTAATCAATCGCCTTACCAACCTGAGTCATCATTCCCATTGCATCATCACCATCCAGTTTCCTCTGGACAACATCAGCAACATGATCATACAACAGGTTGACTGCACCAAAGGTGTCATGCTCAATCTCTTTCAACTTATTATACTCAGTCTTCTTAGAGGATACATCAATACCAAACAGTCTATTCCAGTATTCTTTATACCCTGGTTTGTTACCAGTCTTCTCAAAGAGGGTGCCACCCTGCTGCCCAAACTGTTTAACATCACCAGCCTTGAGTGATACTTTGATGTCTACATCCTGCATTACATTCTTATCATCTGTGATCTTTACTAGGACATCAACCTTTGTTGTCTGCTGTCCACCTAAACCATCAGCAATGATTTCTATCTTGTCGTATCTACCATTCTCATATACCAACTTCGCCCACTTGGTTACCTTCTCATCATTAGCATACTTCACAGCAGCAGCGGCATACTCATTGAGTGCAGACTCAGACTTACTATCTAAAAGAAATGACATGTTTGCTGAGGCAAGGGCAATGTACAACTTGACATCATCCTTTACATCAATATCTTTATTGTCAGCCTTATAAGTTTTCTCTGTTACCTTACCCTTTGCCCTGGATGTGGGTGATGGTAGTGCATGGAGCAAACTAAACACATCACCTACGTTGACTTTGCTATTCCTATTCAGGAATCTAGAGGCAACAGCAGCAGCAAACACACCCTCTGCAACGTCACCCATGTTGGCAGAGACCTTGGGTTTCTTCATCTGACCGAAGACATACATCTTCCCATTCGCTGCTTTGAATGGGACAGCACATGCTTGCTTCTTCTTATTCTGTTTTGCTAACACTAAAAATTCCTCCAGTGCCTTCGTGTCACTAGAGGAAGTTGTGGTAGAGGCAACGTTAAACTCACCTCCTTGAAACAATTCCACAATAGAAGGTATGTATTTTGCTACATCGTTGCTACCAGTATTCAGGTTTGCAGTTGATTGTGAAATTTCCATCAGGCAGAATACTTCTACCTAGTTATTTATTCAGGTGTTACGGGATCGATTCTTAATGACGATGAAGGCATCCTTATTATACTTACGGGTGCCTTTGACAGGTGCCCACTTGGTGCCAGCACCATCAATCATATAGACTGAGGTGCCACCAACTTCAATGTGGATGTCATCTTGACGTACGTCCCATCCCAGGTCTTGAATTTGTTGCCAGAGATCTTCCTGTGTAAACTTCATCAGATGTCACCAGGGGCACGGTTTTCACTGTAGTGAGCATCAAACATACCCTCAGGGTAACGTGCTGCCAGTTTCAGAGTGTTGATGTAGATGATCTCATCGAGACGCATGTCCAGTGCCATAGCAGCATTGGCAACATACCACATGATGTCACCCAACTCTTTCTGCAGGTGCTCTTTGTTTGCCTGATCCCAAGGTTTCGCTTGGAATTTGATCTTCTTAACGATCTCCATAAACTCACCACCCTCAGCACAGATACCAGAGGCAGCAGTGTCAAGACGCTCGATGTTACAACCTTGCTTATGCAACTCCTGCAGACGCTCGATGTAAGACACATAGTCCTTACTAGCGTTGGAGGTGACGCGATCTACAAAACTGCAATAGCGATCAAGATCCACTTCAAACTTTTGCTTCGCACCTGCGGCAGCAGCTTCCTGCTGTGCTTTCTTTTTCTCAGCAACTTTCTTCTTAGTCTTGGGTGCCACAACATCTTCATTGTTGAGCATCTCCTCAGGAGTCTTGGGAGTAGAGTCTGCGACCTCTTGGGCACGTTGCTTCTCTTCTTCAATCTTCTCTTGAGCATCACCAGAGATTTTCTCTGCCTGATTCTCCAACTCATAATTAGGGTCACCACTTTGGGTAAAATTGTTAGGGTCGCTCATACTTTGAATCCGTCAAAACTTTTTTTAGTGTCGGTGAATGCATCCTCACTGATGTCACCAGCATCAATGATGTTGTCCTGGGCGGACTGGTCACAATCATACAACCTCATCTTCGCCCTGTCAATCCCTACAACGAATCGCTTGAATACTGTGGGATCATTGTATCTATTTTTAAGTTGCTTGACCATGATCTGACCAAGCTGCTCCATCTCTTCTGTGGATATAAGCGCGACCATAAGGTCAGCAGTAGCAGGCAGTCCAAAAGACTCGCTGGTATCAGTAATATCCACATCAGAGTTTCCATAACCACTCCTGGTAGTTTGTGTAGCAGAGACGATAGGGACATTCAACTTGCCAGCAAGTCCTCTCAACTCCTCTGCAATAGACTTAACATATGTATACGAATTGACGATGGTCCCTTTGTATCGTGACGAAGCACAGATATTCAGGTAGTCAACAAACACAATGTCAGGGTGGAATCCTTTCTTCAAAGACAACTCATTCAAGAGTGCCTCAAAGTGTCCCACATGAGCAGACGCTGTGGGATATTCCTTGATAACCAGACGACCTGTGGTCTTCTGCTTGAGAGATTCCACCTTACGAGTGTATCTCTCTTTGGTCAGCATAGGATCCGTCAGTTGTTGGATCGGGATGTCGAGGAGGTTTGCGTCAATTCGCTCAGCAATCTTTTCCTCTGCCATTTCAAGTGTAATGTAGAGTACGTTGCGCCCCTGTAGGAGCGAGGCACTAGCGCAGTGGCACATGAATAGAGACTTCCCGACGCCCGTGCCAGCAAGGGCGATATTGAGAGTCTTGTTAGGTAAACCACCTTTTGTAATTTTGTTAAAATAGTCGATGTCAAAGGGAATCTTCTCCTCTTTTCTGTGATAAAAATCGTAACGTGCTTCTGCATCTGAAATATAATCGTGACCTACATGGTCATCAAAACAAACGCCCAATGCCTCAGACATAATGCTGGGGATAGCGTCCTTTGTCCTTGTCTTATCTTGTCCATCAGCAATCTTCACCGACTCCATCAGAGCGAGGTAGACTGCCCTCTCCTTACACCACTTCTCAGTGGTCTCCATCAACCAATCTTCGTTGTAATGATCACGATCTAGGTTATCAAGGAAGGTTTCAATCTCCTTGTATGACTCTTCCGTGATGTCACGTCGCTTTTCAATCTCAATCTTCAGAGCATTAGGCTCAGGTGACACATCATACTCACCGATATATTGCTGAATGGTTTCAAACAGGACACGGTTAGTAAACATGTCGAAGTATTCATCCTTAATGAAAGGCAAAACCTTTCGACAGTAATCTTCCTCTAGGATAAGTTTACTGAGTGCAATCTCTTCGATCTTAAGACTCATTGATAATGTAAATAGGTGGTCAATTCATACTTGTCATTACTGATAGGAGCGTTGTCCGAATAGGGATACGTCCATCCAGGTGGATATATTACCACATCACCTTGCTGTGGTTTAATCTTGAGTCCGACTTGAGGGAATTCCATCTCGCCACCCTCCTCAACATCGTTGAGAAAGATCTTGTATGCCAGGAATCTCTTAGCAGAGTCGGCATCACCAACGTCAATGTGGAGACCGAAGTTATCTCCAGTATCAACGTTGTATTTATTCAATTTGATTTGCTCAAGATTGTTTTTGGATGCCCAAAACTTCTCGCAATCCATTGCCTTCATGTATTCATGAGCAGACCACTGAATGATAGGGACGACCTGTTGTTGAATTGCATTCCACTCATGGTCTCCCTGGTCAGCAAGGAATGAAACATTGATGATGTTGTACTGTGGCACACCCTCATCCCACCGCATGATTTTGTCACAGGTGTCTGCTTTGAGGAGAGCATTCTTACATACGTTTGGATCCAGTGCCTTGGGATAGACCCTGATCCATTCCTTATGATCCATAAGAAAACTCCTGCTCCGCTGCTTTGTCCAGTTTCATCATCACTTCGGGGGTGAAGTATTTCTCGGGATCAGCGAGAATAGACTTAGGATAAACAGAAGATTCACCAACCTTGATGCGATTGCCGACCCGTTGGAAGACTCCGTACTTCTCACCCAATTCCAGTAGTCCGTAATAGCGGTCAAGTCCACGCTCATCGTAATAAAGTCTGGTTTCAACTTCAGAATTCTCCTTACTCAGACGCGACTTAGCAGTCTTTGCTTTGATAATGTTTCCAATAACTTCCTTGCCATCCTTCTCTTTTTTCTTTGAGAGATAGATGATTGTAGATGCAGCATACTTGAGTCCACTGCCTCCACCCATTTCCTTTGTAGGGACATAAGATCCAATAACATCGTAAGTGTGGTTAGTAACGATCATGGGCACGTTTGCTTTACCCAGTTTGAGAGTGAGCACACGGAAGATAGACTTAACTACCTGTGCCCGTGACATATCGCGAGTCTCTTTACCCGCCTCGGTGTCCTCAATCTCCTTAGAGGTTGAAAGCATCCCTAGTGAGTCTAACACAAACATCATAGGTTGGCGAGACTCCTCAGGCATACTTAAGTATTTGTCCAGGATCTTGATTGCCTGTTGCCTAAACTCCTGCACCGTAGTGACAGGGACAATCACCATACGATTTGAATCAATCTTGCGAGACTCGATCATGCTCTTGCTGATAGCAGACTCCGACTCAAAGTAGATCACACCAGCGTCAGGATCCATCTCAAGAAAATGCTTGACAATACCAAGACAATAGAAAGTCTTACCAGTTGAAGACTCGCCAGCCAGAGCTGTAATCTTATTGGACGGGATGCCACCATAGATTGATCCAGATACCAGTGCGTTGAAAATACAACTACCAGTATCGATATAAGCAGCGGTGTCACCTGCTGCAACTCCGTCTGAAACCAGACCAGCGTATTCATTATCGATCTCCTTTACGATATCGGAAAGAAAATTCACGACCACAATGCCTCCAAGGTGTTTACTTTTTCAGGTTTCCAACCAATAGTGTCTAGAATTACAGTCAAAGGATCAAGGAAACTCTTCTTAAACTGTAGGTCATAGTCAATACTTTTGTCAAGTCCAAACTCGGTTGGGAGAGTCTGGAAAAATGAGATCACATTCTCGTTGATCTTGTTTGGTGTCCTCAGCATCACATATTTAATCTTCTCACCCTCTTGGATGATGGGATACTTGTGTGCGAGTTTTCTCTTCTTGATGTAGAAGTTATACAGCAGTGCTCCACGCACATGCATAGGGCACCCCTTGCCATAGATGGTAGCAGGTGACGAATTCTTTGCCACGTTGTTACATCCACGGGGGAATGCAATGTCCTCCACAGGCATCGCCTCAAACTTCTCACGGAAGTTAGCGATAAACTTCTGCAACTCATCTTCTGTGCCATTCATGATGACCTTTAGAGCATCCTTAATGGCAGTGCGACAAGGTGCAGGGGTGGAAGACTTGACTGCTTCAATGCCGTTGATCTTGAGTTTGGGAGTCTTGTATCGGACACCCTCAGAGTCAAACACATTGAGGATATATCGTTTCTTAGCAGTCCAGATGCCTTTGTTAGCGATATTCTCTCGCTTCATAAACATCTTCTGGTCGTAGGCATTCACATAGGACGCCAACGCTTCATAAGAATCTCCAATATACTTCTCAAATTCCACTTGACACACCTTGTCAAGGAACCCAACAATACTCTCATCGCTCTTCTCTCTGCCCTTGAATACCTCGTGTACAAAAGGACCCAAATTGAGATAGATGGAATCAGTATCAGCAGCAATAACGTAGTCAGCATCAGTTGTCCTCAATATTTTGTTGAGGTAAGCATTCATTTTGTTTTGAATCCATCGGATGCTTACCTGTCCCGATAGAGTAATCGCTTCAGCATTTGCAAGATTGTAATACCTGAAGTATTGGTTTCCGATGGCACCATAGGCGGAGTTGAGTTGGATTTTTCTTGCCATTTGGATGTTGTTGAATTTGGACACATCCTTTTGTAATGCCAAGGTCTCTGCAGGTGTGGTGGCATCTTCAAGATTTTGCTTAGCGGCAAGCATCCTCTTCTTGTATATGGTTCTTTCATCGTAGATCCGTTGCATCATTTGCGGAAGGAAACCAAGTATGTCCTTACGATACTGAGCACCGTTAGCACACACGCAGCAATCTCCATCGAAGGTTATCTCCTCATCAAGTATTCGATCAACCGTAGCCGATGGATGTCTCTCATCGAGGAGTGTCTCGGGGGAGATATTGTATTGCATAATAAGATGAGGGTATAGGCTATTGAGATCAAAAGACACCACCCAATCATAGCTTCCAGGAATCGGTTCTTTGACATATGCTCCTGCATATTTGTCATCCTTCTTAGTAGTTATACGAGGTGGCACCACAATGTTACGACCCTTAAGATCACTGAAGATCATGGTGTCCCACATGCGGACCTGAGAATATACATCCTCAAGGTTTACCTTGGCGTCATATGCCATGGTAACTGCCAACTCGATTAACTTCATCTTATCTTCCAGACTGTCAACCAGATTCACGTCATGGATGTTGTATTCCACGAAGCGTTGCCAGTCAGACGTGTAGAAATCCTTGAAGTTTTCAAACTCAGAGTGGTCCAACTTCTTGTCACCCAATTCAACCATGGCGATATGGTCTAGGCGATAGGATTCCTGATTGGTGTAAGTGAATTTCTTATAGAGATCGAGATAATCCAGGATCGCTACACCTGTAATCTCATAAGCAATGTTTGTACGTCCTTGGATTCTGATCTCTCTGTCGATCACCCTATTCCAGGGTGACAGACTCTTCTTCCACTTCTCACCCAGCACCCGCTCGATACGACGACAGATATAGGGGATGTCATACAGGTTGTTATTCCACCCAGTGATGATGTCAGGGGTATTCTGATTCCACCATGAGTGAAAGTCCTGTAGCATCTCCTGCTCTGTCCAGAAGACACGGTATTCAATACCCTTAGGAGCAACAAACTCCCTGGTCCCCCAGGT